GAATGAGTCCAAGTCCTACGACGAGATTCGCAGCACCCTTGAGTCTGAGATAACCGAGCGACCACTCCTCACCCAAGGTAAGGCTGACATAGGTTTCTCTGCTGAAGAGCTGCTGGCTGACATCGCCAAGATGCAGTCCGGTGAGTACGAGGCTGACGTTGTTAAGACTCACACCAATAATCTGGACCGTGAGTTCGGCAACCGAGGCATCGCTGCTGGCGAGGTACTGACAGTGGCTGCACCTACCTCCTGTGGTAAGTCAGCACTTGCTATGTACATCGTCTCTCAGTCCGTTGTAAAGGATGGTCACGCCTGCGGGGTGTTCTCATTGGAGATGCCGCAGAAGCAGCTCACGAAGCGACTGACGCAGGTTATATCAGGTGTGAACTTACGCAGTGTTGAGGATAGGACAGCTAGCCCGGAGCAGGAGAAGCGAGTCCACAATACCATCAACCAGCTTAAGACATTACCTATCTATACTTCTCACGCTGTTAAGAATGCCGATGATCTGTACAGTCAGACACGTCAGTTCGTACAGAAGCACGGAGTAAAGTTACTGGTGATTGATTACCTCCAGCTTATACCATTCTCCTCTAGGATGGGTAAGGCTGAGGGCATCGCTAGTATCTCTCACAAGATTAAGCAGATGGCTATTGATCTCAATATAGCTGTTATCCTACTGGCACAAGTCAACCGAGAGGGAGCCAAGGCTGGCCGACTCAAGTTGTATGACCTAAAGGATTCCGGGGACATTGAGAATGATGCTGATATTGTTCTGCTTATGTATCCGTCAAGCGGTGATGTTGAGTCCTCAAAGGACGTAGACAGCCGGGGGGCGTTCACTCGCTTAACCTATGAGATCGCTAAGAACCGTGAAGGTGAACGTGATATCGGTGGGTTATTTAAATTCTATCACTGCACAGGGAGGTTCGGACAATGACGGAGGAAGAAGTAGCACAGTACATAATGAAAGCATTCCCACGGATGCACAAGTTGACCAAAGCCGAGGACGAGTTTAGTCCTTTTGATTACGAGAGTATTGATTATCTGGTTGAGATTAAGGTACGCCGGAAGGCATATGACCCCTGGATCATCGAGCAGTTAAAGGTTGATACCAATATCGGTATCGCTGAATCAGTAAAGAAGGACTTCGTTTATGTGAACGGATTCCAGCACCTGCTGTACGCTTGGAATATATCTAAGCTAATTCGGGATGACTATGACTTCGGGTTCGAGGATCGTGAGATGCCTTGGACTACGGACTTCGATGCAGTACAAATAATAACTAAGCGCACTGGATACTTGTACAACAGTAGCGCACTAATCATCAACACGGAGGGACTATGATAACTAAAGAAACATCAAAGGACATAACAGTAAACGGAATAAAAGTAACCTGCTACTCAGATGGCAGTGTGGAAACAAAAGGGAAGTGGGGCAGAGGTCGGACATTCGGCACGCTGAACAGCGATGGCTATATGAAGTACGGTGTTAATCGGCAAACGCTCAGGATCCACGACTTGATTGCAAAGGCTTTTCTGGGGTCAAAGCCAGACAACTATGACGTTGATCACATCAACGGAGACAGGACGGACAATAGACCATCCAACCTGCGGTACGTGACACGATCCGAAAACCTCAGAGGGCATCAGAAGGTTCGAGGTAAATGCCAGTACCGAGGAGTATTCTGGCCAACTGGTCGAAAAAAGTGCCGGGTCACAATCAATAACAGGATCAATGGCGGGAGCACTAAGCGGTACGAACTCGGCTACTTTGACAGTGAGAAGGAGGCGGCCATTGCTCGTGATACCTTCTGTTTTAATGAACTAGGTTATCCACTAGAAGGGTTAAATTTTCCTGAGTTATTTGTTGACAAGAAGGAGGATTCCGTACAGGTTTCCAGTATGCAAAACACTGAAGAAAACATTGAGCGAGTTCAGACCCAGATTGATATGATTCGACAGGAGTCCAGGCTTCTGTCATACCGTATTGATCGTATGGTTGAGCAGCGAAAGAGTCTTCAGGAAGAGAAGCGCAAGCTTAAAGATTTCCTTACGCGGGCTAGAAAGCCATAGTGTATAATGCTGATCGAGGTAAGCTGTAGGAGTAATTCGCAGCGGGGTGTTTATGTTCGTCCTTTTTAATCCCTCGTTTCGTTACGGTAGCCCCGTCCTCTGTGTGTTGAGGGCGGGGCTTTTTGTTACTTGGTCCGCAGTTGAATGATGCGCCTAACCTCTGGGGTAGCGATTCCCTTTCGCATCATCTCACTCATCAATGCTCGATTCTTTTGAGCACCCATATTGATCAGCCTTTCAGCTCTCTTCTGCGGGCTTAGTGTACGTATCAAGTGTTCCTTTTCAGTAAGTTTGTCGGACTTCGTATGAATAGCTATTAGTTTTTTCGCTAAGGTCGGATCAGTATTTGCTAATTTTATCAAGTAGGCCGTCTTTTCCTTAGTGCCGCCAGGGATATCATCGTATATTTGCGATGTTGATTCCTCTTTTACCAGTGGCATATCGGTATAAGTTCCTTCTACTACGTCCAAGATATCTGCGGATGATACCCCCGCTTCCTTCATCATAACAATGCGTTCATCCTGTGAGTACTTCCACGTTCCGCCACCTAGGTTCTTATAATGCTGGCGCATAATATCCATATTCAAGCGTCGAGCAGTATTCATTTCCTGATAGGTAGCATCCAGTTCTTCCCTTGGTATGTTATTATCTGTGAACTTACGAAGTGCCGATGAGTACGTCCCCTTTGCTTGACGCATTGGTTCAGATATTTCACGGAGTTTATTGGTGAATGACTTCTCGGCATCCCACTGGTAGTCACGGATACCCAGCATACGTAGTGCGTTATCCTTTGTAGTGCGATCACCTATACCAGAGAGTGAGTCACTCCATCTTTCAATAGTTCTCTGCGCACCTGGTTTCAGTGTTTCATTGTAGATGACACCCATAACATCCTTAGCTACCTCTTGTGTGCGCGGATCTACACTAATCAGCTTTCCATTTACGTCACGTCCAGATATTATCTGGCCTATTGCTCGTACAGGGAATGTACCAGGTGCTCCGATATACTGATCCTTAACAAATTCTGTAAGCTGAGCTAATGGAGATCCACTAAAACCAGCCTCAAACGCTTGTGCGGCCATACCCTGCGGGACTAAGTAGCTTGGGTTGACATATCGACCCTTCCTTCCAGTTTTATCCGGGATGATTACCAACCTCTTACTGCTGTCCCATTCGGGGGCAATTGAAAATCCGAACTGTTCCTCGTCCTTCTCCGTTACGCCCTTGGATTCGTTATACTGTGTGATAACGGCATCCGTTCCGGCTGTGACCGCTGCTAATGCTGCCCCACGCTTTACGCCCTGCAATCGCATTGCCTTTGTATTTGCCCTAGCTGGGTCAAGACCAATGTCCTTGCCGAACGTACCAGCAGTCATCTGAGCAACGTACTTACCCTGGTTGTACATATTGCGAGTAAGTTCAGCCGTGAATGGCACGAACTGGTCAGCCAATCCCGCCCTTGATAATTGGCGAATTATATTACTCAGCTTGTCATAATTCTGGAATGTATTATTTGTAAGTCGAGCAGCAGCAGCTTCTATTTCAGCAACGCTGTAATCCGGGAACATTTTCTTTAATTGCCTCTGGTTACCTTTCCATACTACATATCGCATTGATGTATCACCAACGGAGTAAGCCTTACCGAACCAATCCATTGTTCCCTCTATGCGGCCCTTCAAGGATTTATTTAATCCCTTCAGCCCCCTAATAACATTCTGCTCAATGTCAGCAGCATTAACGCTCTTGGGCTTTAATCCGTACTGGTTCATCTTGTCGATGTCATCCAGCAGTGCGCGTCGGCCTACAGTATTCTTGCCGGAAAGTAAATCATCCAGTGATCCGAATTCAGACAGAGCGGCACGGAACCCCTTTGGGGTTGGTATAATTCCTGAGGAAATAGTACTAGCCACAGCTCCAAATAAATTGACCATATAGGACTCAGGATTCAGCAGGACCTTGGTTGACTTGGACGTACCAACCCAAGTACTCCAGATCCTATCCAGATACCCGGCTATCCCGGATTTGACAGTATTGCCTTCTCCAAAGCGCATCATATCTAATGAGTGCGCTACCTCTGGGTCAATGAACACTGATGAGTCCCCCTCAATGGTGCGGAACTTCATCTGAACTTGATCGGGGTTGGCTGGCTTACGTGTAGCAACTCCAGAATCCAAAAGGAATTTAGCTATCGCAACATCCTCAGCTTTTGATGATGCCAGTCTAGCCAATCTATTAGCTGTACTAAATGCTCGCTCCTTGGGATCAGTTACCTCACCAAGCCAAGCGCGTTCCGATGGTCCTGGATTACTGCGCTCACGTAGTATCCCCTTGGATTCCTTTACGGCTCCCTGTTGCCTTCCTTCTGCCTTCCTCTGCCGTGCTGAACTCTTCCTTAGGTGGTCCATTTGCTTGCGGGCTAAGTCCTCAGCTTGTGACATTGTCATAGTCCCAGCATCCGAGGACATCATAATCTTTAGCTGTATCTCTTTAAGTGCAGCATCTTCTTGCGCCTTGGTGGGTCGATAATCAGGGTCCTGGAAAATCTTATAGGTCTGAGTCAAGTAACCCTGTTCGATAGAAGCCTCGATAGTTTCACGTACTTCCTTCTGGCCTGCCTTAGATAGTCCCTCAAAGACTTCATCATCCATACCTTGAAGCAATGTACCCTGTAACTCCTGAATTGTTTCTCTCCACTTAATTAACTCAACCTTAACTGGTTCAAGCGATGGGGCCATCTCTCCGCCCTTTAGAAAAACGTCAACACTTTCTCGTACATTTGGATCCTTCTCTTCCAGCCGACCTACTACACGTTTAACCCTAGCACCTAACTCCTGTGCTCGGTTAATAGTACCCTTGGCCATTTCAATTTCATTTACAATATCGTTACCAAGAACCTTTGACGGAGCAAATACCGACAGGATCTTGTTGATCATCCTCTTTGGATTTAATGGAGCTTCGGGTCCGTAGTTGTCCAAGTTGTTCAATGCAACAGCAGCCTCAACCTTTTGTTTGTTGGAAACGTTATTGGCTATTTCTTGACGTGCAAGAGTTACTTCAAATGGCTCACGAATAATGCCAGGTTCAGTAGGTCTTGGCGCAGGCAATAGCTCCTGCAATATCCCTGGTATTGTTGACTGTGGACCTTCTAAATACTGTATCTTGTCATTAACCAAACTCAACTCATCTGACCACCTCTTGTCTTGGCTGCCATCATATGGGAGATTTTTCCTCTCCTTTCTCAGTCGCTGGCGTTGCCTTTTGAGAGACGTCAGTTCGTCTATGTCGAACCTAGTTCGCTCAATGACATTTAGTTGATTTTCGGGATCAAAGTATATTTTAACATTGTGAGGTTTCTTTCCGGTTTTTGTGCCTCCAATATGTTGGATGCCCCCATATCCTTTATTTTCTAATTGAGTTTGAAAAGAGCTAAATATTTCTTGAATCTCATCTTTCGTGGAATCTACATTCCTGCGAATCCAGTCATATAAATCTTGTGCAGATGATCCTTCCGGCAAATCATCTAACGCATCAATTACCTCGTCAAAGGACTGTACATCAATCTCATCTACAAAGTCCTTTGCGTTTGTCTTGCTTAGGTTTATAAACTGAACAGGTTGCTTTTCGGAGACATTATATATGATGGAAGTCTCACCAATGCCCTTGTTGCTGTATCCCTTCGCAATATCCAAGGCGTCAGTAGTGTAGAAACCTTGGCCGTATATGTTGTCACTCGTGTAAAATGTAGAGTCAATTTTGCCGTTAATATCTGAAGTGGTTCCGTGAAACTGCTGTCCCTGTCCTCTTGTTTCCGGTATCTTAACTTCCTTTGTTCTTGGCGTGGCGGGGGCATCCATATTGAATGTACCATCGTCCTTAAACAACGGCTTACTTTCTAATGCCCAGTCCAACTCCTTGTACTCGATGGAACCATTGGACACCATTTCCATTATCTCTGTAGCATTCTTGCCCTGTACCTTCTTGAGAAGAGACTTAGGAATCTTATACGCACCAGCACCCGCAAAGCCACCAGCTACGCCAGCAAGGACCTCTACGGCCAATGCAGCACCTGGGCTTAGATCCTCATTCTCAGCGTACTCTCTTGCGAGTCCTCCAGTTGTTGCTGCTCCGGACTCAATGGCAAGAAGCCTCCCGGTTTTATTAACCGCTTCATCCGTGAAGTCCTTAGCAATAGCTTGAGCAACCTTACCAGCTCCCGTGACTGCCTTTGTCTTACTTGTTACCTGTGCCAGCTTGAGCAGAGGCATAGTAAAAGCAACAGCTTCGCCTCCTACTTGACCCACGTAACCAGCTTTAGTCCTAGGAGCCTCGTCACGAGTCCCTGTGTATGCCAAGGCACTCTTGATACTCGATGAACTACCAAAGGCATCCGGGGACACTATGTCCTCGTCAATGATAGCATTGGATATCTTGTTCAATCCGAAGCTAATAAGATCAACTGGAGCACCAGCTATATTGGCTATTGATAGATTGAACTGATTCGCAAAGTCATCCGCAAGGTAGGCTGCTTCTTCCACTAGACCCCTGTCCTGTTGAGATGCCTCCTTACGGCGATTGTATTCAACTGATAAGGCCCGTACGTCCTCAGTTCTACCCGCTGCATCTGCATTGCGAATAGCGGTTTCTAGCTTATTGTCATCAATGCCATCATCGCTATTAATTACCTCATTGTCATCAGTGCCTTTTAGTTCATTGATTCCATTGCTGTCATTAATTTCCTTTGATTGCTTACGACGATTGTACTCACTTGATAGTGATTGAACGTCTTCGATTCTACCCGCTGCATCTGCATTACGAATAGCCGTCTCAAGTTGGCTATCGGAAAATTCCATTATGAGTTTCTAGCGATAACGTCTTCTATAGGTTCTTCGGATCCCGTGTCTCCGGGTGGTGGAGGTGGGGTAACCCCTTTAAAATACTCAGATGGCATAATCGGAAAGCCAGTCAATTTGTTGACCATACCTATTGATGCAAGTATATCGGCTGATTCATTTATTTTACCTGCTGCAAATAACTTTCGTGCTTCAGCTAATTGTGACCGCCGTTCCTTAGCTTCAATTATACTTGTAGGAACCTTAGTATCTGTAGGAGATTTGCCGAGAATCCGATCAACAACACCTGGTCCAGCAACTTCACCAATAATAAAACTTTGCCTATCCTCACCGGTTAATCCCAGTTCGTCAGCTTGTGATTCGGCTTGAGCAACCTCACTGGGTTCACCCTTTCTTAGGTCCGAGATTTCCATCCCTAGTTTCTCTATTCGTAAAGCATCATATTTTTGCTGCTGTGCATCAACTGGCTGTAGGCTTTGCTCTAGACCAGCTACGCCACCCATCTCTTGACCCTGAGTGCTTCCGCTCCACCGTGCTAGGCGGTTTATTTGTTTAGCTGTCCTGCGACCCTCTGGGGTCAACATAGCCTCACGGACATCTGTCGGTACATTCCGGGATGATTGAGTACGCCCGGCTGCTACACGTGTATCACGCTCAGTGATTGTCTCACCTGGTTGTTGCATACGGGCAGCTAGTCTAGCTTCACGGGCAGCTGATTCCCTTTCGTAGTCCCCGTACGCATCAGCACGTGTTTCAAATCCAGCGGGAATCATACGACCCTGTGGGTCAGTACGCAAACCAGAGACACCCTCAGTGCCTCTAGGGGCATTCAAATACTCATTAAGGGTTCGTCCACCCAATCTAGCACGAGTCTCATCTACGCCCATAGGAGCCTTTGGCATTGATGGAACTTGCTGTCCGAGTAAGAAGTTGTCGCGTGAGAAACCAGTATCAGGATCAAATGTCGTACCCATACGTAGGGCTTCAGCTTCACCACTAGCTATTTGTTCTTGACTCAACGGACCCTCTGCTCGGTATTGCTCAAAGAATGCCTGTGGGCTTCCGGCTGCCGGTTGAGGGGTAGTTGGAATTTGCTGTCCACCAACCGTTACACCTAATGGATATGTGGATGGCTGGTTTGTTGCCTGAGGTTGAGGTGTTTCAACTGCATTAATTGGGACTGATGCTTGTGGTAGTGCCACCCCAGAACGTAATGCAGCATCAAGAAGCATCTGTGAAGCGGGTTGACCCGTTTCTGAATTAAGTTGGCGCATACCCGTCATTGGTACTCCCATTTGCGCACTCATATCGTCTGTCACCTTAGTCACCTGGTCCATTCCCAATATATTATTAGAAGCTCCACGTTGAATACCTCTATCGGTATTGGCAACATATGGTTGATTTCCGGTCCCCATACCTAAACCAAACGGCAACACTTCACTTGCGAGTGTGGGATTTCCAGCTTGTTTAATAATGCCCCCACCAGGACCAACCCTTGGACCTAGTGCATTTTCAGCAAACTTATTAAATCTATCAGTTTGATTTACCCCAAACATACTATCGAACTCCTTCTGCCTTGAGTAGGCTTCACCAGACATATATGGATCTCCTGTTTCGTACGGTCGCATAGCATCAGCAAGGGAAAGAGGGTTGACATCCTCCTGTGGAGCCTGCTGACCTATTAGGTCAGTGGGCTGCATTATAGGGTTAGTGGAGGCTTCTGCTTGTAGGCGCAGACGTTCTGCTTCTAATTCTTCTTGTGCCATAGGTGAAAGCACTTGTGATGTTGTGGCTTGACCGCCAGTCCCCGCAGCTACGAAGCCCCCACCTAGTCCTAGTCCTGCTAGGACAGTAGGATCAATACCACCATCGGTTGGCTGTGCGCCAAACAAGGAGCCACCAGTACCGTCGAATTGCATACCTTGTTCTGGGTACAGTTGTTCTACAGGAGCCTGCTGACCCATTAGGTTGACGGGCTGCATCATAGGGTTGTTTTTGAGGATTTCCTCCTGGGCTAGGAGTTCTTCCTCTTCTTCCTCCTGTGCTCTTTTACTTCTTCCGAATGTTCTAGATTCTGCTTTAGCAGTATCCTTTTGAGTTTGCTTATTCCTTCCGAATGTTCTGGATTCTGCTTTAGCAGTATCCTTCTGAGTTTGCTCGTTAATGGCCATAGCGGTATTATATCATAAAGGGTTAGGCGATCTTATTAAGGACAGTAAGCTGACCTTGAAACAGCGTACGGCCGTCTCCACGTATCTGAATGTCAAGCTGAGTGCTATTGCGAAGTGCCAGTCTCTCCGTAACATAGGAGTTAATTGGGTTCATAGTACCAACCCAATCGGTTCCACTTTGAGTAAGTGAAGCAGTAGCAACTGTCTCAGGTCGGATGACTAAGGTGCTGTGGTCATATTGAGTTGAACCAGATATTTCACCATCAGAGTAAGGGGATAATGTAGTAGCAGCAATAATGTTATTGCCGCTCTCGTCCCGTTTGAACGGGAACTCATACCTTGCTGCATTAACATCGAAGCTAAGGATAGCACGAACTTGAACATTCGAATCGCTGTTAAATTGATTTACATCAATGATTTCATCGCCAAGCGAATAATCCTTACCCCCTGACACCAGTGAGACTGAATTAACATACCCGTATTCGGATTTACTACTACCGTCCGTTATCTCTGTAACATTGCCTAGGGCTACGAACCCTGAGCCAGAGCCTGACCCTATAAATTTAACTTTTTTGTAGGTGGGCGAGCTGTTCAAAGCGGGTCCGAACCTATCGATAGCGTAGCCATAACCACCGTCCACTAGACTTATATTACTGATAGAACCATCTAGTTCTGGACCACGAAGTATGTACACACCATTGGTTCCCACCACCCCACCTGCGGGATTAGTATTAAAACTTAACGTCGGCACACCACTGGAGACGCTAATACTTCCAGTGCTTTCATTGCCCGCTCTATCAACCCACTTGAATGCATTGGTATAAGTTCCATTCGGCAAGCCATTGGTATGACCTACTCGCATAGTCACATTGGACGGTGCGTAGAAACCAGTCCCGTCATTGAACTTCAGGGTCCACTCGTCCGTTGCGTCACCGACTGTAAATGGGTTGATTTCGGCTACGCCGTTAGCGCAGTCCCCGTCATTTGTATAAATTGTAATTTCTGTCATAATAATTAAGTTAATTCAAAGCTTCCGTTCGGGTAGTAAAGTGGCGGTTAGTTTGATACACCTGGAGTAACGGCACCCTCTCCTGATTTTGTTTGGCCTCCCGACCTAATACCAGTATCTAAATCTTCCTTTACTGCATCGGGTAATACTATATTCTTATTAGTTATAGCTACATAACCCTCGAAGGATTGAGTCCTCTTGAACTCTTGTAAACGCTTTTCAGCGTCCTCAATTCGTCTGTTTATCGAAGTAGGCATTACTGGGGAATAACTATGTTCCTTCCTTGTAGGACTCGATTTTTACCATCCTCCATTTGCATCATTTTAAACGGCTTCATTTGGCTTTCAATTTCAGCCATTCTTTGCTCAGGGGACTGGTCCTGAACTGTCCGAGTTGGAGGGACAATCGTCTTGTTAATGACTGGGTTACCTTTACTCATTACGTATTACTCAGCTTTAAATTGTGTTATCCTGCGCTCCCAGATGTCACCCTGCCAACGGTGAATAGATACTCGGTCATTTAAGTATTTCCCGGAATTCACGTATCCAATGTATTCGTCAGCCGTCGGAACCGTGTCAGCAGTTAATACTGTCACTCGGTTACCGTTCTTGTCAACTGGACGAAATTCATCAGGACGGCAGATCCTTTGTGGATTTGACAGGTAGAAGTCACGGCAGATCCGAACTGGCACAGCCTCACTGTATGGCTGTGAGCGGAAAACAAAACCTTCATCTAACTGGAATGGACCACGATCCACCCCAGGGAATCGGACAACCATCTCATCCCACTCATCTAAGTGCGTAGGTAGCATTGCAAATGTTCGTGTCAATACAGCCCCATCCTGTCCGTTTGGTTTTACTTCTTGGTCAACTATATATGCCTTCTGCGTTCCTCCAGTTCCATCAAATACTGGATCATTTATTTCTGGCGGTATAAGCTTTTTGATTGAGCTAGCCGTATTGGCAGATGAGATTGCGTACTGACGCTCAATAATGAAGTCACTGCTTCCATCTGTCTGTACGCCTGTATAAAAATTTACTCCAATCTGTGTATCACCTAACTCTGTCTCGGAAGTAGTTGATCGGATTTCAAATATATATCTAAAGCTATTTAGTCCCTCGAAGTCATCGGTTGATTGTGACTTTAAACTATGGTTCGCCGTAACCTCAGTGACTGAGGTTCTGACTTGAGCTGCGCTCAGATTTAAAGCATTTACTACAACCTCGTCAGTAATTGAATCCTCGTCAGTTGACACGGAGGTCACACCACTTTCCAGCCATACCGATTCACGGACTTTGATTATTCCGCCGTTATCAATGTTCTGTGTTCCAAGATATAGTCCAGTAGTGGGAGCTGTTACCGAAACACTACCAACAGTCTGCGCCGAAAAGTCGGAAACACTCAGTTCAATAAGTGAGACACGCTTTAATCCATTTAACTCGTAGTCCTCAGTGGATGCCTCATCAATCTGGTACTGGAAGGTTGATGTCCTGATTCCCTCGTAGTCACCTTCATCTTGCGATATTAGTTTATGGTCAGTGGTAATTTCACTTAGTTCGGCGCTGACGCTAGTATCAGTCATACCGAATGTCTGTACTGACACTCGCTTTAGACCATTGTTAAAGTCCTGTTGGAGCGATAGGATACTAGGCTTTAGGAACGTGTATCTTTCAGTCGGTATGCCATTAACGTCTGACTCTTCCTTACGAGCTAAAGAATAACCAGCCTTAGTACCCCTGTTTACTGCGGGTTTAAACCACTGCTCCGCAATAGCATTCTGACTACCTACCTCATCTTCAGAAGCAGATAGCTTCACGTCTTCCTTTAGAAATGTATATCGCCTAGTAGGGATACCGTCAACGTCCGAAACTTGCTCATTGGCTACGACGTAACCAGATGGTGTAGCTGGAGTTCCATTGAACACTTCTTGAACTATTGCATTTTGCGAGCCGACCTCGTCTTCCGATTCGGAAAGAATTACATCATCCTTGAGGAACCTGAACTCAACTGTTTCAATTCCCTCGAAGTCCGATGTATTCTTGCTAGCGAGTGAGTAACCAGATACAGTTTTATCGGCATTGGGGTTGAACCATTGCTGTGATATAGCTAGCTGACTACCAACCTTGTCCTCAGTTTGAGATAGCTGAACATCGTCTTTTAAAAAGGTGAAACGCTTAGTTGGAATACCCTCTACGTCCGATTCTTCAGTTCGTGCTAAAGAATAACCTCCTTCAGTAGGACCGGAAGTAGGATTAAATACCTGTGTAGTAATTGCCAACTGACTACCGACGTAATCTTCGTTGCGAGATAACTCTACGTTGTCCTTTAGAAATGTAAACCTCTTGGTAGGAATACCATCTACGTCCGATTCTTCCTTGCGAGCCAATGAATAACCCGACTCAGTAGGATCGGAGGTAGGATTAAATATTTGTGTTGTAATCGCTAGTTGGCTACTTACTAGATCCTCACTTCTTGATAACTCTACGTTATCTTTCAGGAACTGAACACGGATTGTTTTAATGCCCTCGTAATCACTCTCAGTCCTATTGGCTTCACTGTAACCAGACAAACCAACCCCGTCAGTATCAATCCCCGCAATAGCTTCGCTAGTAGGATTGAATACTTCGTTAACAATTGCATTTTGCGAGCCGACCTTATCCTCCGATACTGAAAGGACTACATTATCCTTAAGGAAAGTAAACCGCTTTGTCGGAATTCCTTCGACATCTGAAACTTCTTCTCTGGCTAAGGAATAGTTAGCCTCAGTGGGATCAACAGTCGGATTGAAAACCTGGGTGGTAATAGCTAGTTGGCTACCAACTTTATCTTCACTGCGAGATAACTCTACGTTATCCTTCAAAAACCTAAACTCAACTGTTTTAATCCCCTCAAAGTCAGAGGTATTCTTGCTGGCCAGTGAATAACCCAATACTGTCTTGTCAGCATCAGGATTAAACCATTGCTCAGAAATCGCTAATTGGCTGCCAACCTTGTCCTCACTTCGGGACAACTTTACGTTATCCTTAAGGAACGTGAAACGTTTAGTTGGTATCCCATCGACGTCCGAAACTTCTTTTCTGGCCACGGAATAGTCCTGCTCCGCGGGGTCACCAGAAGGCTTAAAAACTTCTGTTATAATGGCTTTTTGACTACCGACGTAATCTTCGCTGCGAGAAAGCTCAACATCATCCTTAAGGAACGTGAATCGCTCTGTAGGTATCCCATCTACATCCGAAACTTCTTTCCGTGCGACGGAATAACCAGATTCAGTTGGGTCAGAGGTTGGGTTAAAGACCTCAGTGACAATTGCTAATTGGGATCCAACTTTGTCCTCACTTCGGGACAACTCTACATCATCCTTCAGAAAGGTGAATCGCTTTGTAGGTATCCCATCTACGTCGGATACTTCTTCCCTGGCGACGGAATAACCAGATTCAGTTTTAGCACCAGAAGGATTAAACCATTGTTGGGTAATTGCCAGCTGAGAGCCAACCTTGTCTTCTGATTCCGAAAGAACGACATTATTCTTTAAGAACCTGAACTCAACTGTTTCAATTCCCTCGAAGTCCGATGTATTCTTACTGGCCAGTGAGTAACCAGATACAGTTTTATCGGCATTGGGGTTGAACCATTGTTGCGTAATTGCTAATTGAGAGCCAACCTTATCCTCGGATTCAGATAATTTAACATTGTCCTTCAAGAACGTAAACCGATTGGTCTGGAATCCCTCAAAGTCGCTCTCCTGCTTACTGGCAAGTGAGTACCCAGTGGGCGTAACAGGATCAGTGCCAATAGTCTCAATGACCTTAGCCTTCTGGGAGCCTACATTGTCCAGCGTCTCTGAAAGAGTACCACTCTCCAGCCATACCTCCTGTATGCGCTTAAAACCGTCCTCAGAGGCTTCTAGCTGATCCTCTGATACTTGGGCTAGGGTAAGCAATGGAGACGATCCTACGATGGTTGTAGTCCCTACAGTGGAGCTGTAAGCAACCGTGCCCCTTGCAATGATTGTACGTGTAAGTCGCTTTAATCCATTGAGGTCAAAGTCAACCTTGTCCTCTGCCTCCTGTACGAAACTGTCCGTAAGTGTCTCGTACGTGAATATGATGACGTACTCCCCGGATCGTGTGTACGTAGCCTCATTCTTAACGAGAACCATATCGTCATAGGCTTCACCTGTACGTGCATCAATGCCATCAACTGACATCTGGGCTGAGTATAGTGAACCAAAGTCAGCAAAGATCTGAGACTTGTTGTCATCGTACCAAGCCTTCGTGTCATTCTTCGCTACGCAGCGAACAACCATACGGTAGCGACTACCGTACAGCTTTTGGATTTCTGGCTTCTCTCCAAATATCTGGAGTCTTTGAGTTCTGTGGTAAACTGGCATATTTTAAATTAACAATCCCAAGCCTTGCGGCTCCAGTAGTTAGCAGATAGTTTGTTGCTCTTTCCTTTGATTCCACTACTACGAGCGCAGTAACTTTTCTTGCGCTTTGGCTGATCCTTCTTAATGCTCATATTAGCATCACCAAAACGGACGATCTTTTCCTTGCCGCCCTGGCAAGCCTTCACGACGAACTTCTTACCGCCCTGTACTTCACGGCGGGGTACATTGCACTTCATCTTTGATTTGTCAGGCATTACTTTTTCTTGATTGATTTAACACGGCGGGGCTTGCCTGCTGGCTGCCCTAGTTTCTTCTTCTCGGAGACCTTCCTTTTCTTCTGGGACGCAGTCATCTCGGAGGCAGTAACAGGTGTCCTTTTGCTTACACGCTTTGATGGTCTGCAATAAGGCGTGTCTCGCTCTTCTCCCGCTTGTCGTCCGCAGGGCTTCCCTGATCGGACATCTACCCACTTCTCCTTGAACCACCTTTTGAGGTCGGCTCCCTTCTGTGTCTTCCGCACTGCCATTCAAACCTTCTTCCTTTTGGATTTAGTTCCCCAGTTCTTAGCCCCTACCTTCCGGCACTTGGCAATTGCCCCACTTGCATACGCAGATGGGAATACCTTGTAACGGGCTTTTACTTTCTTATAGCAAGCGTCCTTAGGCATTATCCTTTATCCTTGCAGCCGCAGCCTTTTCGTTCTCCGCAGGAACCTTTACCTGCCTTTGCTGGTTTTCGAGTATACATAGTATTATTTGATTTGAGATGAACCAAAGTAGAATCCTACGATGGCTAAGGCAGTCTGCCTAATTTCTGGTAAAATGACGAATCCCTGCACGGTGTCCCATTGCACACCCTTGAATATCCCTAGAAAGCCGTTTGTCTCTCTACCTATGCTTACCCCTACGTCTGTCCACGCAAAGACGAATGGGGCTATTACAATGGCAAAGACGGTGGATACCACCAGGAACCTACGGACCAATACACCAGCATCACGCTTTGCGGCTGCATCAGCTGACGCATCTGCACCCTGTTGCTTGCCCAGCATACGCTCAAACTGACGGGCCTGGTTCTCCATCTGTGCGCCGACCAGCTTCATTACGAAACCGCTTACGCCTCCTCCGAGCATTGCAATTAGTTCTGGTGTCATATTACTTGTTTTTGAGTTCTTTGATTACTTTGACTGCGGATGCCGTCATATAGATAAAGGTCGCAAGACCTACTACAAATCCTAGTATTTCGTTAACGGGTGCGAGTTCAATGGTGGCGATAAATCCCCCTGTTCCTATTGTTGATTTGTACACTATGTCTTCCATTATATTACGGGGCTACGGGGAACTCTACTTCACCATTCTCATCGATATCATCAGTAAGGTCACGCAAGTCTTGGCGATAAGCAGCCCAAGCAGCAATCTTGTCTTCATAAAAAGTAGTGTCGTTTAACTGTGTCCAGTCGGATTCAGCAAGTAGACGGTTACGTTCTGGGCGAAGGTTGGCTTTCACAACTTCTGGATTTTCAGCCCAACGCTTTGCTTTAAAAGTAATTAGGTTCCCTTCAACAAGGAATAGTGCTTCATTGGAAGATTCAACTTGCTCCGCTTGCTCGTCGGTAAGTTCTACGACTTCTTTGCCTTCGGGAGTAAATTTAAACTTCACTTCCGATGTGCGAAGGATTCGTCCTTTTGGGTTAATTAATGCGTATTTCATAAATTGTTAATCCAGTTGAATTTTTGGTTAAGTTGTTCTGACAACTGGCGACCTAATGTCTCGTGCCAGTCTTTGACTAGGGGTTTAATTTCTTGACGGATGACGTGATCTCCGTAGGGAAAGCCAACGTCATACTCCTGAGTGTATTGCTCTACGTTAGAAGTATTGTGAATGAATGGTTCTTCCTCCAAATACTCCCACACCTTGTTCATAACGTCTTGAGGATTCTCTGTTAAGTCCTCAGCGTGAACAAACATAAGCTTATCGCCAAAGCGTTCCTTAGCTTCGTGCAGTCGTTCGATAGCGATTCCGATAGGAGGACTTTGTAGCCATCCGTTTACACGCTTATCAATCGTCGTCCAGTTCTGCGGATTTTGTTGCTCGATTCCATTAAAGACCTCAGGGTGCTGTCTGCGTTTCTTCTCTATACTGGATAGAATGCCTCGGATGTCACGAACAGGAACAAGAACCTTAGCGTCCTCCCATACTTTGAAGAGCTGGTCTAAGTGACCAATCCAAGAACGGCACTTGTCTACCACTACAGGGCGGTCGGTAATGCTGTTGAACGCATTCTCACAGCCAGCCTTAACGTAGTCCAGATACATAGGCTCAAGGATGTCCTTCATATCCACTGCTTTAGATTCTTCAGTCTGAAAGACCTGTCGAGCTATGTAGCCTATTTCGTGCAAGGCACTAGTAGGCGTAGCGTGAACCTTTGGGTTCTGTGCAAGCAGATTACAGAGCAGCGTTGAGCAAGCTCGTGGGAGACCAGATACGAAGTGAAGTTGTTTACTCATATGGGTCTACAATCATTACAAATCTGCGACAACTGTCAAACCTCCATACGTAGTTCCGTATCCTGTTGCTCCTACTGGAATGTGAATTTCGGTGGAAGCAACTCCATAGAAAGCGAAAGAACCCAGTGTCGGTGCAGCAGTTGCTAAACAGTTAACTGTAGCTAGGCTAGAGCATAAGGCAAAAGCATAACTCCCAATCGAAGTCACA